AACATCAACCCCGATGTGAACAAAGGCGATTGTGTGGTACTTGGGGTAGATGCGTCGGACATTGAGCGCACAGACTATTCAGCCAGCGCCCAGGTGCGCGAGTTGATCTTGCTGCCTGGTGTTCAAGTGTCTGCCCCTGCGAGTTGCACAGCTAACGGACAAGTCGATGTGCATTTGCAGGTTGTAGATGCCAACGACCAGCCCATTGAGCGCGATGCAGAGATTTTTCTGGAGACAGTCAACGGTTACCTGCCCAAAACACGAATCAAAACAGTCAATGGACAGGCCATCGTTCCTTTCCTGGCGTTGGGACTGAATGACGGAGACTCGGCTCGCGTCAAGGCTGGGTTCAAGTATTTCAGCGGAGCCTCTGATGCCACCATCCAGATCCATGACTAGGGAGCTGTTTGGCGCGCGGGTGTACGTTGGAATGCACTCCTTTGATCCTGAGTTGATGACGACGATGTGTATTCAGGCGCTGGCCTTGCATGAACACACCAATCCTCACGGTATGCCTTGGTCGCGAAGCACGCGAGAAAGTCTGCATCTGATGCCTGTATTTGATCCAGTCATCCGGTTGATCGAGAGTGTTGTAGCGCAGGAATACGGCTGCAGTGTGAGCGAAATGACAGGACGCGAGGTAGTGGTCAAGCGGGGTCAGTGCTTGCCATTGCACTGCGAGGATACGGATTTGTCTGCGGTGTTCATCCTAAGCACCCAGGCACAACCGGATCTCTCGCGCAGCGACTACTCCGGAGCCTTTGTGCTGGTCAATCCGAGTGGACCATTCGGTTTCAAGAACTTGCCGTGGGAAGGCTTGCGATCGGAATTGATCTATCCGGCATCAGGAATGCTCCTGATCTTTCCCAGTTACTTGGCGCATCACACCCACCCCTATAACGCAGAGGAGCCCGCCGTTGAGCTGCACTTTGAGCTCAGCGTGGCCGATAACCATGCACATCAACGTTTACGACAACCTAGCTTCTCCCGGACTCTTTGAAGCTGCCCGCGCATGGCTACTTGCTCAAAGTCCGGTATTTGGTTGGCGCGCTCATGCGCAGGCACCAGGTACGTTTTGGCATCGCAACTTTGTGTTGCCCGGAACACATCAACACCACTATGACGATGGCTCATGGAATTCGGAGTTGAGTTACGACGCCTTCCTAAAAAATTCAGGACCACTTGCCGAAGTGGCGGAAGTTGTTCGTCGCGAGCATTTTGGGAACGTCGCCTTCACGCGTGTTTGGGCGAACTACCAGACCTTTGGGGATGAATCCGCATTTCACCGTGACTTCCCGGCGCAGTACGCCAAAACGGCTCGCACGGCGGTTTGGTATCCAGTGATGCGGTGGGAGCGCGACTGGGGAGGTGACTTTGTCACCCTTGATGAAGCAGGTGAGGTGAATGCTTGTGCCTTGATCAAGCCCAATCGTCTGGTGGTTTTCAACGGAACACAAACACACGCAGCTCGACCGATATCCCGGTACTGCAACGAGCTGCGCATTTCGGTCTCTTTTGGATGTGAGGTGGCCCATGATTGAACACCTATGGAGTACGCCTGTTCTGCACGAGGCATCACCATTCACAGCGGACCAGCTCAATGAACTGAAGACGTTCACGAAGGAGCGATTCAAGAATCACAAAGCCCATCCTCCCGAACACGCAATGCCTGATGTTCCGGTGAAGTTGCGCACCCAATTGAACCTGTTTTTGCCAGAGCATGAAAGGCAGGCACCGCCCGTCTGGATTGAGTTCAAAGGGTGGGTTGATAGGACCTATCGTGCTTATTTGCAAGAGGCTCACGGTGTCAGGAACGCCAGTGAACTCGAAGTGCTGGCGCGGTGCATCCCTGTCTGCTACCAAAAGGGGATGCGGGCGCAGCCGCACTATCACCACACGGGTGACCACGTTCTTTGCTTGTACCTCGACTGTGGCCGAGAGCGAAGTCCTCCTGAAGACCGTGATTGGACGGTAGGAGATGGAGAGCTGCTTTTACAGGACCCCCGCCCGATGGCGGGGTTTCCGTTTTGGGAAAAGGTTCGATACATCGAAACCAATCCTGGGCTGGTTGTTTTGCATCCCTCACGAATTTGGCACGAGACCAACCCATTCAATGCTCCCAGTGGGGAGCGCGTCCTGTTGGTCGTCACTTTCCGCGTGGCCTCCCACAACTACACAGAGCTTTACACCCGGCTATGAGCTGGGCAGGAGATGACCTTGATTGAGAAAACCATAGAGCTCGTTGATGACGAGCATGTCTTGTTTACCGTGACAGTCTTGGATGGTGAGCGCATCCGCTCCCGCCGTGAATATCACTTGGCCAAGTTTGCACACCAGAGTGCGCAGGAGGTGTGCCGTCAGGCATGCCCTGAGGCTTTTGCCGATGAACCGGCAATGCAAAGTGCAGGTGCTTGATGGCTAGATTTACTTTGCACGCGCGCAATCGCGCCAATGAGCCAGTCCAGCTGATTTACGACAACCAAACCAGTGAGCTTCTGGCCGAGGACCTTACTCCCTGGCCACTGGCCTACATTGAAAAATCATGGACAGTCGGTCACATTGAAGCGGTTAGCCTGACCCATCCTGGTCGAAAGACCAGCCCCAAGGTATTGAAAATTCAACTTGGTCTGTCGTGCAACTACTCGTGCGACTATTGCAGCCAACGGTTTGTTCCTCATGCGCAAGAGACCACGCAAGCAGACGTGCCTCAATTTCTGAGGCTGCTTGAGGATAGTCTCGACCAAGCACCCGAGCGAATTGAGTTTTGGGGTGGCGAACCGTTGGTTTATATCAAGACCCTGCGCCCTTTGGCTGAGGCGCTCAGGCAGCGGTATCCATCAGCATCATTTGGCATCGTCACCAATGGCTCTTTGCTGAATCCGGAGATCAATGAATGGCTGGATGCATTGGGCTTTGGTGTGGGCGTTAGCCACGACGGTCCAGGTCAACCTGCTCGTGGCCCGGACCCTCTGGCAGACGAATCCAGCCGCGCCGGAATTCTGGATCTTTACAAGCGGCTCTCTCCCCAGGGGCGTATCTCGTTCAATGCCATGGTCCATCGCACGAACACCAGTCGAGAAGAGATTGCCAAGTACTTCTTGCAGTTGACTGGCGATCCGACCATTTCGATCGGCGAGGGAGCCTTCGTTGATCCCTACGATGCGGGGGGTCTCGCGAACTCGCTTCAATCGAATGAGGAGGCCTTCGAATTTCGCAGGCAATCGCTGGATGAAATTCGTCGTGGGCGGATTGTTCATCTCGATATTGCTCGTTCCCGTATGCGCGAGTGGGCTCGAAGCATCCTGGAGAGACGTCCGGCCAGCGTGTTGGGTCAGAAGTGCGGGATGGACAGTCCTGACCAGATCGCCGTCGATCTCATGGGCAGTGTGCTTACTTGTCAGAACGTGAGTTCTGTGTCTATTGCGCCTAACGGTCAGTCGCATCACATCGGGCATATTTCTAAGTTGTCGGATGTGGCACTCGACACCTCGACGCATTGGTCTCAACGATCAGAGTGTCTTGGCTGCCCGGTGCTTCAAGCGTGCAAGGGCGCTTGCATGTTCTTGGAAGGACCGTTGTGGACAGCGGCCTGCGACAACGCGTATTCGGATCATGTGCCATTTTTTGTGGCTGCCATCGAACATCTGACGGGTTGCGCTGTGTATCGCATCGAAGGGGATCTGCCGCAAGCCAGGTCTGACGTCTTTGGATTCGATGCCAAAGCCAATCAATCAGCCTCCAGAAAAGTCATTCCCATCAAGGTGTCAAATGCCTGATCAAGCTCTTTCCGCAGCACTGCGTGAGGCATATGCCAGTGCGCCCAACGACGTGGTTATTTTGCATACCTTGGAGATCCGGCACCCGGACTTTAGAGACGATGCTGGTAATACGACCGCGATCCGCGTGGTTCGTGATCTGCAAGACTTGCTTGCAAGGCTTGAGGCGTCAGCGCCAATCAATGCAGGCCAGCAGGTTCAGTTTGTAGCCATGGGATTTGAGCTGGATCTGCCGCCGGTAGATATTGCGCCTGTTCCGGAAATTGCGATCACCCTGGACAACGTCACCCGTGAGATCGTGAAGCACTTGGATGAGGCGTCAGTTTCGGCGTCACCCATTGAAGTGACCTACCGTCCGTACCTTTCCAACGATTTGAGTGGCCCACAGATGGATCCGCCCATCACGTTAGTGATCACCGAGGTGGAGGCGGACGTGCAGCGGGTCACGGCCAAGGCACGGATGGCTGACATTGGCAACAAGACCTTCCCGTCACGCCTGTACACCGCAACTGAGTTCCCTGGATTAGCACGATGACGAAAGAAGACTCGCCAAGTTGGGCGATCCAATACATCGGTCGTCCGTGGATTGCAGGTGAGAGAGGCCCCGAGTCATTTGACTGCTGGGGCCTTTTTCTTTGGGTCCAGAAGACGCACTTCAGTCGTGAATTGCCTTTGATCCCGGTGGATGCACTGAATCTTCGGACGGTCCTTCATACGTTCAAAACTCACCCGGAGAGGCAACGTTGGGCTGTGGTCGATGTGCCACAGCAGGGTGATGCGGTCTTGATGCGTCAGTCCCGACACCCTGTTCATGTGGGCGTATGGGTCGAGGCAGACGGTGGCGGTGTTTTGCACTGTGCCCAGCAGGCTGGAGTGGTGTTTCAGCAACTGATTTCTTTGGCCAGTCACGGCTGGCAGGTGGAGGGGTATTACCGATGGAAGGAATCGCCATGACAAGCACTTGCATGTCAGGCCTACCCGGTCCTGGACTGGTCATTTGGATGCGAAATCCGTTCGAGCCCAGTGATCGGCAGGTGAGCCATGTGTTTGGATCGCCCACGATCGCACAGTGGATGATTCGTGATGGCGTTGAACTCGACCAGCCCACCTTGATCCTGAAAAACGGGCAGCCAGTACTGATGGCGCATAGGGCGGTTACGCCGATAGATGCAGGAGACGTCGTAGCTTTGGTCACACTGCCGCAAGGCGGTGGAGGTGGCGGCAAGAATCCGCTGAGAACCGTGCTCATGATCGCCGTGCTGGTCGTCGCAAATGCGTATGGCGGCGCTCTGGCTGCGTCAATGGGGTATTCAGGCACGCTAGCGACGGCGGTGGCGTCAACTGCGATTGCAGTGACGGGCTCTGTACTTGTCAATGCCCTGGTGCCGTTGCCAAATCAGGCCTTGCCCTCGGCATCGGCCAACACCACATCCCCCAGCCCGACGTACTCCTTGCAAGCGCGGGGTAATTATGGACGCTTGGCGCAACCCGTGCCTGTGATCTATGGCCGCCATCTGGTGTACCCAGATCTGGCCACCATGCCCTATACGGAGTACGAGAACAATGAAGAGTATCTCCATCAACTGCATGTCATCGGTGTAGGCCAGTTCCAGTTTGAGGAGTTGTCTATCGATGACAGCCCGATCAGCTCGT